CAACCGAATGGAAAGATCCCCTCGATGCAATCGCAGAGGTGAAGTGGTGAAGCCAGCAATCGCAGCCAACAAAGATCTCAGAGCCTTCGCAGTCGTGCCAATCCGGGCAATCAAAGACCCACGCCTCAAACCCAAGACATTCCGCGTCCTCGTCGCATTCTGCTCATATGCCGATCGAACAGGCCGGACATTTGTCAGCCTCGAGCGAGTAGGCGCAGACATCGGCATCACAGCAGGCGGCGTCTCATACCACACAAGATCCCTCTACAAGCTGGGATACATGGTTCACGCCAAGCGCATCAGCAGACAGATCCCAACCAAGACAAGGCGCATCGTTTACAAGCACAGCATCGCCGAGGATACGATCAGATCACGCCTCAGCAGCGAACATCTGATGGATCTTGCAGAGCAGGAGCATCAAATAAAGGCCAATGCGTCCGCAAACACGCGACCAGACCTAGAGGCAGATCAGTTAAGGGCGAGATTTTCAGTGTTGTGCGAGCGATTCTTCGCGGAATCGGCGCTCGACGGCTGGTGGATCTCGGCCGACCTGATGCGGCAGGCGATACATCAGCTCACCGAGCAGGCGGCAGGGTGTCTCCGGCGCGATAGGAGCGTCACCTGATGGGCAAGTAGGGGTCGAGCTAGGCATGGGTAGCCGACAGGGTAACATCGCGCTGCTAGGCCCCTCCCACGGCCGCTACGGCCATGCACCACCTGAACGACCCGGCAAGGTGCAATGTCCGATAATACCCATTATGTAAAGTCTCGCGACACTTGTGGTGACACTTTTGGCAATCGACCGGGGATCGGCCGATTTCGCGACCCCACCCCCTTCCCCCCGCCATGCCCGGCTTACTGCGCAGTCCCCCGCATAAATATTTTCCAATTTTTCTTGATGTTCCCGCATCGGTGCGATATCGTTTCTGAGTTATCAACGTGACAGGAGAGAGTGATGTCGAAGCGTTTTAGCGTTGTTCAGGCGAAGGAAGTCCCGGGCCGAGACAAGCCGATCTGGATGAAGCACGGGGTTGCTTTTGAGGGTCCGAAGGGTTTGTCGATCAAGTTGGAGAGTTTGCCTTTGCCGAATAAGGACGGCGAGGTTTGGTTGAAGCTGTTTGAGGACGATGGCACTCAGAATGGCGGGAGCGGTGGTGCTTCTCGGTCTGGCGGTGGTGGATCTGGCGGTCGCGGCCGTGAGGATCTTGACGATAGCATTCCGTTCTGATGGCGCGGACCAACAAACAGATCCCTCCGATTGGTCGGTTTGGCGGCGTTGACATTGTTCAGCGCCGCATCGGTCGATCGGAGACGTTGGCTCGCAACAAGGAGGCGATTGCTGCTGAATTGATTGCGATGGGCACGACGCGGATGACTGACATTGTGGATCTTGTGACTGGCAAGGTTAAGCCGATTGAGGAGATCCCGGATTATGCTTTGGCTGCGATCAAGAAGATCACAGTTGGGGAGTTTGGGATGTCGATTGAGCTGTTCGACAAGGTTAGCGTTTTGCGTGTTTTGGCAAAGGCGACCGGGATGTTGGACGTTGAGAAGAACGACAACAAGCCTTCGATTGTTGGGATCAACATGAAGGGGCCCGAGGCGGTTGCAACATATGAGGTTGTTGATGAAGAAGGTAGCGAAGGCTAAGGGGCCTTATGCGGCTGAGGGGGTTGTGTTTCAGAAGGCGATGGTTGCGGCTCGAATGTCGATTGGGCTAACGGCGATCACCCACGGCCGGACTGAGGCGAAGATTGTTGAGATGATGCACGGGGTGATTAAGCCGGACGAGTTGATCTTGGCCTCGTTGCAGCTACAGGCAAAGCATGGCGGTGGTAAATGAGTGATCAGATGAAAGCTTTGGTTTTTTCCAATGCGGATGCCACGCCCAAAAATGTCACCATTCACACGATCAAAGAATGCGTCGAAAACATTATGATTTGGTATGGCTCCCACCATGAGGGTGATCGTTACACTGTGAGTTTTGACGGGCGCAATGTTCCTATGGATAATTGGGGTTGGCCGACATGAGTGTTCCCAGCTTAGATCTGGACTTCTCTCGCAGCCCTGTTGTTTGGGACTTCCTGCATGACAAGGGCTTTGTGCGCGGGCTGTTGGGCCCGGTGGGATCTGGCAAGTCTTATGCCTGCGCGGCCGAGATCATGCTCAAGGCGGTGCAGCAAAAGCCAAGCCCGCGTGATGGGATCCGTTACACGCGGTTTGTGGTGGTGCGGAATACCTACCCCGAGTTGCGGACCACGACGATCAAGACTTGGCAGGAATTGTTTCCGGAAGATGTTTGGGGCGCGATGCGCTGGCAACCGCCGATATCGCACCATCTCAAGCTTCCGAGCCGGGGCGACATTCCGGGGATCGACTGCGAGGTGATCTTCATGGCGCTTTCTACGCCGCAGGATGTTCGCAAGCTTTTGTCGCTCGAGCTAACGGGGGCTTGGTGCAACGAGGCGCGGGAGCTGCCAAAGGCGGTGATCGACGGCCTGACGCACCGGGTCGGCCGATACCCGACAAAGAGCGATGGGGGCCCAAGCTGGTATGGCATCTTCATGGATACCAACCCGCCGGATTCGGATCATTGGTGGCATACGCTCGATGAGAAGGAGCCCATCAAGGGCAAGTATGCTTGGAACTTCTTCCGCCAGCCCGGCGGCGTGGTCGAGGTGAACGCCAAGGATCTTCCGGAAAACCCGGAGGCGAACGGATACATTTTCTCAGCAGGGAAGTGGTGGCGGATCAATCCAAAGGCGGAGAATTTGCACAACCTTCCGCCGGGCTACTACCCCCAGATGCTGGGCGGCAAGAACCAAGACTGGATCCGGTGCTATGCCGAGGGCAAATACACGTTTGTTCAGGAAGGCAGGCCCGTCTGGCCGGAGTATGACGATGAGATGATGTCGGCCGAGTTCGATGTCGATGCGGAATATCCAATCCATATCGGGATTGACTTTGGCTTGACGCCTGCTGCGGTGTTTGGACAGCGGACGGCGGGCGGCGCGTGGCGGATTGTGGACGAGCTGGTGACGTTTGACATGGGCCTCGAGCGGTTCGGGCAAGAGATGCTTAGCCACATTGCCCAGCGCTTTTCTAAGCATGATATTCTGATCTGGGGCGACCCGGCCGGGATGAAGCGTGACGAGATCTATGAGGTGACGGCGTTCGATCACCTGAGATCTCTGGGGCTGAAGGCACAACCGACCGACAGCAATGCGTTTCAGGTGCGGCGCGAGGCTGGCGCGGGCCCGATGACGCGGCTTGTGGGCGGCAAACCCGGGCTGCTGGTCCATAAGCGGTGCATGAAGGTGCGCAAATCTCTGAGCGGCGGCTATTTCTTCAAGCGGATCAGCATGGGCGCTGGGCAGGACAGGTTTAAGGACGCCCCGGTGAAGAACGAACATTCGCACGTTGGGGATGCGTTTGGCTATATGTGCTTGGGCGGTGGCGAACAGCGAAAATTGCGCGGCCGGGCGGTGGGCGGGCAGGCAACTGCGGGCGTTTACAAGGCCAACACCGATTTCAGCGTGTTCTGATGATCGAGCTTCCCGTCTTTCGCACTACATCCGGCCAGTCGATCGTCAGGTTTCAGCCGCAGCACCTCAATCGGCTGGATCTGAAAGAGCCAGAGGCATCTGAAGTGCGAGCGGATTCAGCACTTCTCGATCGAATTGCGCAAACGGCAGATCCAGTTGCATCATGGACCGGGATGTTTCATGGGAAACCTGTTGTTTGCTTTGGAATTAGGACAATTTTTCCCGGCGTTGGCGAAGCGTGGTTGATCCCGGGGGCGGATATTGACCGCCATGCGATATCGGTATGCCGTGGAAGCCGTCGGATTTACCAGCATTTCATCAATGAGGGGGTGTTTCGCAGGATCCATGTAGTTGTTGACCCTGCAAACGATACCGCTTTCAGGTTTGCCAAGTGGAATGGTTTTGATGTAGAAGGGATCATGCGCAAGTTTGGCGCTGACGGATCAGATCATCTACTTATGGCAAGGATATCGGAACATGGGAAGTCGTAGCGTTAAAGCAGATCCCGCCGTTGAAGCGGCTCAGAAGAATGCCGAGGAAAAGGCCGCAGCCCAAGAGCAGAAGGCATTGGCCGATGCTTCGTCTCGCTTGCGCCTGATGCAGACTGGCGGTCTGCGCTTGCTGTTCTCGCCCCTAAAGAACCAAACTTCTGAGGGTTCGCAGTTGGGCAAGACGCTTGGAACCGGGATGTAATCGAATAGTTCAGGAGTAAAGCCTATGCCTAAGAACATGAAGAAGGTAAAA